TTCAGTGTATTAAAGATCAGGCGTGGCGCGTGATCTCGAACCGCCTCTTCTGCCATAGCTGCTAGTCGCGTCATGTTAGTTTTAGCAGTGTTCATGTTCGCTCCTCTTGTGTGGTAAACTTAGCGGCTTTGTATCGTTTAACTACGCGGCCTGATTCGTTCTTCTTGGTAAGAACGTACACTTTCCCGCTCTGCTGTAGGTCCGCTATTATCGACTCGCGTTTGTTTCGCTCGATGCTTTGTGCGTGTCGAGTGAAGTCGCTTTGAGAGACGCCTGTCTGCTCGTAGCTCTCAATGATGGTCAATATCTTTCGCGCTAGTTCATCATGCGGTGATGCGATGCGGTTCTTTAAACAGTGAAGCAAGCATGCGTTGCTGAATTCGGCGATCTCGCAGCCCCACTCTACGGCTTCAGGTGTGACAACAGGATTTGCGGGGTCAAGCGTCCATGCGTATATGAGCGTGAACTTGTTCGCCCGCTCCAGGGTACGCGCTGCGAGGGTGGCACGCATCACGTCCTTACTGCGCAGCTCCATCTTGATGCTGTTGTAGTGGATTATCTTATTTCGGTATAGTTCCAGGGCTTCCGGTGTTGCAGCGATCTCAGCCGGTCCCGGCTTTCCTCCGTGCGATCCGTTCATCAACGGATTAGTTGCTTTCTCGCGTGCCGACTTCAAGGCTTCAATCAGATCCTCGGGTGGCGCGGCACGCAAAACGTCAATCTGTTGCGCTGGGAGGTCTTCGCCTAAGAACACCGTAAACCGATTGAAAAACCCATTGTCGGCCATGCGCTCATTGAACGCACCAAGGAATATTTTCGGCTGCGTGCATGCGAAGATACACGGGTACGGTTGCTCAATGCGTTGGGGGGCTACGCCCTTTAAAGCACGTCCGTTGAACGCCTTGCATGACGACAACTGCAACAGGTATGAGATGATGTTAGAGATGTATGTCGGAACCTGCGTCTTGTTCAAGTTTTCAAGCAGAATACCGATCTCGTCGATAGACCACACGATGTCTGGATGCTGGGTGATTTGGTCGAGCATACCCACGTCGGAGCCTAGGTTTGCAGCGCCTATAAGGTCGTCCCATCCAGCGGCACGTAGCACTTCCTCAATAGAGTGAAGAGGAGCATCCTTACCTGACCCCGATGATGCCATCCCAAGCCCGTAGACATTCGCATGGGTGAATTTCCACGTCGGACGACGCCCCATGACGCAACCGATACCTACGCACGCAGCAAGTAAAGTCAACTCTGGTTGACGACACTCAGCGTTGCCCAGAACCCAATCGACCCACGCAGCAATCATCGGGGTGGGGCGCAACTGCCTATCGTTCAGCCTGGGGCAGCTTTCGTCAGCGTGCCGGTCGGGTTCGTCCTTATGCACAATCTTACGCGCCATGAAATTGGCGACCATCACGGCCCGCTCTTCGCCTCGTGCGAGCCGCATATCGAACGATTCGCTGGCTTCTTTTTCCGCGTACGACTTGGCGATTCCACGCAACTCGTCATCGGTGACCGTCTCGGGGTTTTCGCAGCGATCGGCACGCACGCCCTGCAACCCAAGGAAGATGCCTTCTTCGCCCAACCCCAGGTTACGCAACGCGCCCGCAGCCGAGCATAGCAGCGCATGTCGCTGACCCTCGGGGAACGATGCCGTTTCTGTGGCCTTGATGCTTACGGGAGCGGCCTTGGCCCATGCTTCCATGAACCAATCGGGAGCCATCGGAACATCCGTCAGCGATCCAAGCGGGCTTATCCACTCGTATCCTTCCGATGGAGGTATGTGAACGCTCGCTTTGAATTTGACTTCCAGGGCGTCACCGATCCACACGCCGCCCTTGAGCGTGCAGTCATGAGGTACGCGCATCCAGACGTGACGGCCCCCGTTGAAAGTCTTGGTACTAGGGAAACCCTCTAAGGGCTGGAACTTTTCGATCAGTTCGGCTTCCCCGTCCAGGCCATTCTTCATCTCAATATCAAGCACGACGTGGAACGTAGGCTTGATCGCCCAATCACACGACGGCCACTTGCGATGCCACTCAGCAACTTCCTCCGGTGTTGGCAGTGTTCCGAGATACCCCTTCACCATCGGCTGGCGGCTTGAGGAAGCACGCTTTGACCACGGGATAAGGTGCCAGCCCTTTTGGGCAAGTTCAATAGGGGTCACGCGAAGCTCCGACCCAACACCTTGGGGAACTTGGACGATTCCGGTGTGGTCTGGAAGCGTATGCGTGTGGGTTTCGGAATGCAAGCCAGGAACTGAACGCACGCCATAGCGGTCGTTAGCCGAATCTCGCTTTCTGCGGTAATTCCGTACAATCCATCATCGCGTACCACGATCTGCTTTCCGTCGGCGTTTTCCAATGGCGTATCACGAAACCACTGCTTGGCTTTGTGCCGTGCCCACGTATGCGCCTTTTCGTCAACCGACAGCCACTCGCTGATCTTGGTCGATGCACACATGTAGTTGACGCACAGCGTCGGCGCTTTGCTCGGATCTTTAGAGGAATGCACGCGAATCGTCATGGCGTCTACCGGGATTTCGCGTATTTCAGAGTTAGATAGGGGGGTGTCGTACGCAGCAACGGTGTCGTGCTTGGCAATCTCCGGTGGCGGAAACTCAAACTCGCAGCACGGACATAGCCGAACGCCGGCTGCGACGATCTCTTGGCACTTGGGGCATGTCTTGGTCGGCGCAACGCCTTCCTTGTCAGACTTCTTCTTGTTCTTTATGCGCTCGTTCAACGTGTCGATAGGACCGTGACGAGAAATATTTCCGCTTAGGTCAAGGACCATAGCGTTAATCTTTCCTTCAGCACGCCGCAGACCACGACCAATTTGCTGGTAGTACAGCCCGCTACTCTTTGTCGGACGCATCAAGGCCAACAAATCAACATGAGGGGCGTCAAAACCAACGCTTAGGACGTTGACGTTCACCAACGCCTTAAGCTCTTTATTGCGATACGCCGCGATCAATCGCGCACGTTCGGCCTTGTCCATGTTTCCCTCAATAACAGGAGCCTCGACGCCGTGCGTCTTTAGCGCGGCACTGATCAGGTTGGCGTGCTTGATGCCCGATGCGAATATGAGCCACGCCTTGCGGTCTTGTCCATAGCGCATGATCTCAGCGCATGCCTTGGCAACGGTGTCTTCGTCCGACATGATCGCTTCCAACTCACTCGCTACGAAGTCTCCCTGACGTACATGAACGCCGGTCAGGTCGGGAGCGCCGCCATCCTTTGATACCAACTGCGACAGGTAGCCCTCGTGAACTAGCTCCTTGATGCCAATATCGTACACCATATCGGAAAACGGCTGACCTTCTCCATACACCAAGCCCGACCCCATGCGATAAGGGGTGGCCGTGAAACCTGCGATACGGATCTTCGGGTTAACGATAGCGGCTTCTTTGAGAAACGTACGGTATTGGCCTTCCCCGGTAAGGGGCATGCGGTCGCATTCGTCCACAACCAGCAACTTGATAGATCCGAAATCGCACGCCTTGTTTGCAATCGATTGGATCTGGCAGAAGGTCACGGGGCCGATCTTCTTTACGCCGAGCGAAGCCGAATAAACCGCTGGCTTTGTCCCGCTGATAGCTTCGTAGGTCTTGGAAAGCTGTTCGACTAGCTCCTGAGTATGAACGGCAATAACGATCTTAGAAGATGGATCTTTAAGATGAACGCGATGCACCAGCGTTGCAATGGTCGGTCCTTTTCCGCTGCCGGTAGGCATGCACACCAGGGGGCGGGCCATGCCGTCATTTAATGCGCCACGCAAAGCGTCGATAGCTGCTTCTTGATACGGTCTTAGTTTCATGTTTCTCAAGGTGTCCGTGAGTAGGAGTTAAAAGGTTTATTTTGTAAAATCTGTTTTTACCAAAGACATTAGAGCTTCTACGTACGCAAGCCCCTCTTCGTTTGAAGAAACTTTCTTTTTATTCGGGTACACGTATTGCATTGTTTCGAACATTATTTCGGCAATTTCTTCTATGTTATCCTTACTCATGATTAACGGGCTTTTCTACAGTAGTAAACTTATTATCGCAAGTTTTGCATTTACGTCTTCGCCAGATCCCGTGTGCTCCTGCTTTTCGTGTGTCGTAGACCTTTGTTGGTCCTTTGCATTTGGGGCAAGCTAGGCTCATTTCTTCTTCTCCATATCCGCAATCGCCCCACGCAACATAACGGCACGCAACTCTTCCTCCCGCTTCCGCCAATAACAAACATCGCACAAATCCAAATCAGCATCTTTTTTGCGGCCATGACTTGCCGGATTAATTGCGTATGATCCGCAGCGTGTGCAGCTATTCATGGGAGCCCACAGCCTTACGCACGTTACAAATAGCCACACTTAGCCGCTTCTCTTCGCCCCAGCAAATACCCCCAGCGTCTTCCCAATCCTCAGCCGCTCGCTGAAGTTCAACGTACGCCTCAAGCAATTCCAAGCTGATGCAGACGACTTTATCAGGATCATTGATTGGCTTCATGATGGATTCAGGCTCACTCATTTGATTTCTTTCGTTTCAGCATAAAGGAACTGCCATTTCTTAAACGCGGCGGAAATTTCCGTTTCAATCTCAAATCTCGCATTTATCAGCCTAGACAAAGAAGTCTTTGAATCACACAACTTTGATTCTAGCGCGTCGATTTGAGCGACCATAATCTTAAGGTCTGCAACTATCTCAGCAGGGGAAGCATACACCTCTTGCAGGACGTACTTTTCGCAGGCGACCCCGCGAAGTCTGTCGGTAGATTTCATTTTGTGGTAAAAGTCGCCGGTCTTCATTTGATTCTCTCTTTAATTAATCGCACAAGCTCTGCGATATGGATTCAGGCTCAGTCATGGTTACTCCGTAATCTTACAGGCAAAACAGGTGAAGGTTAAACGAGTTCCAATCCCTGGAACTGACTCGCGCACCTCAGATACCAGACCGTTTTCGCTAAGATATTTTGCAAGCTGCATAACGGCTCCGCGTTGTGCGTTCTCAATCATAGCATCTGTCCTCGGCTTATACCCATATCGTGGCTCATCCTCGATGATTGCGGTAAGCTCTGCCTGCATAACACGACCAATCAGAGATGTCTTTTTCTTGGACATTATATCAGGGAAGTGGATAGACCCTTCCGGCTTCCTTAGATCGAATGCCCATTGAATAGAGTGACGATATTGCTCGACGGCTTGATTGCATGCCGATGCAATGGCAGCGTAATCAGCGATCCGACGCTTGGCTTTATATGGCTTCACGCGGCTCATTTGTTTCTCCAAAACCGATAAAGGTACAAAAAAAAAATAACCGGCAGCAGTACCGACAGCATCGCGGCATTTATTGAGATTGTGCGGTTGCTCATAACTGCCCCCCAAACGCGGCGACGAGAGCGGCGCGCATGACGCGACGGGTCACTTCCTGCCATTCCTCGCCATAAAGTGCCCAATCGCCTTCTGCCAACTCGACACATGCACGCTCAACCATCTTATCAGTGACCTCGACCACCGGGGCAGGCGCGGCGCGGGTGTTCCAGGCAGTGATCGCCTTGATGCGGGAATTAGATCGCCCAATTTCACGCACTCCGGCAGCACACTTACCGCACGCTACGGTTGATGCATTTCCGTCCCAATCAGAGGTGTCAATGATCGAAACATCAGCAGATCCGCAGAACGGGCAGGGCTTGAGTTGTTTGGTTGTGATTTTATCTGTCATGATAAAATGAGTCTGAGAATTATCCGCAGCCGAGGTGCTCATTCGCCCACCTCGTCATTCTTCGCAGCCAGCAGGATGAGTGCCGTATCAAGGGCAAGCGTCCTGGTTTTAGCTAATCGCTTTTCGTCGCCTATGATCCATGCGCGTAGTTCATCTGGTGATCCCGCGAAACATCCGCAACAGATATAAATTGCCGTCTCGGTCTGGATTGCGATTAACGTACGCCCGCATTGTCCGTGACCGGTGAATGATATTTGCGCAACGCTGACGATCTTGGAACCGTTCAGGTAGGCGTCGATCAGGTCGGCACCGCTCAGGTTGGCACCGCTCAGGTTGGCACCGCTCAGGTTGGCACAGTACAGGTTGGCACCGTACAGGTCGGCACCGTTCAGATCGGCACCGTTCAGGTCGGCACCGTTCAGATCGGCACCGTTCAGATCGGCACTGATCAGATTGGCACCGTACAGGTTGGCACCGTACAGGTCGGCACCGTACAGGTCGGCACGGATCAGGTTGGAGTCACTCAAATTGGCACCGTTCAGGTTGGCGTAGCTCAGGTTGGCACCGCTAGCAACGGCCTCAATCACCGCATCGCGAAGCGACTTCGCTTTGGCCGATGAAAACAAAACATCATTGGTCCAGCGGTGTTTGATTTCGATTGGGGGATATTGGTGAGTGTCGGTCATATTTCAGTCTCTGTAGGATGTTGCGTAGCATTGGGCGAAGTCGCCCATCAAATTGGCGGAGGTGCCAGAGGATTTGGGCGGCGGTGCGGAGGTCTTGCATATGTGGTGGCGGGGGTTGGAGTCGAACCAACATTAGCGTGGCATCACCCACTTGCTTTACCGGCTGCCGATGTCCGCAGCTTGTCACTTCCCGCCATAAATGTCCCGTACGCCGGGACCACGCGGAGAACATTCTAGCAAACGGGCGGAGCCGCTACCAAGGATCTCAAGCCTGTAGTGATCAGCAGCCCTTTTTGCCGGGCTTCATCGGCTTCAAGTTGACAGCCTTGCCTTCCTTGATGGGCTTGGCGTAGGTGTCTTTAGCGGGTTTCTTAACCATGGTTTTTACTCCTTTCTTGATAGAGGGGGTTTGTCCTCGTAGGACGTCTTCGGCTACGGCCATGTCCATCGCACCGGCAAGGTCTTGAAAGCGGTCAACGAACTTCTTCGTCCTAGCACTGCGAGGGTGGCGGTTCTTGTAGGCCGTGCGAAGGAGGGCGGTATACGCCTTGATGATTTGGGAGAGCATTACCAACCTGCTTTCGTATCAGCAACGGGACGGGTAGACGGCTTAGCGGGTGCAGCGGACTCGGGCGCCTGACCCTTCTTGACCGACAGCCACATCTGATTCTCAAGTTTGCCTTCGGCATTCTTCTTAACCGTGATGTGTTGCTTGAAGGTCTTGCCGACAAACCAGTCAAGAGTGTTATTGAAGCCCTTTGGACCGACCAGCAGCAACAGCGCATCAAGCTGTGCGTGTGACTTGGCGAGGTTTTCGGGCTTTGATGACAGATACTTGAAGTACCTGCGACCTTCGTACTCGCCGTTTTCAATGACGAATTCAAACTTAGTTGAGGCGTTGCCGCTCTTTGAGACGTGATCTTCAGCAGCGTTGATGACCCAGGTGTACTCTCCGTCAGGAATTGGTGAGTAATCGCCGCCGGTATCCGCGTTGTCGGGGTTGTGTGTGTAGTTGTCGAGAAGGCCCATGTTATTGCTCCGTGTGTGTTGTTAGCGTGTCAGGATTGACGCGCCATAGTGGTGTATGTGTTGTTATCCGTCACCGTTGCCGTAGCCGTCGCCGTAGCCGTAGCCGTAGCCGTTGCCGTAGCCGTCGCCGTAGCCGTAGCGGTAGCCGCAGCCGTTGCCGTTGCCGTCGCCGTCGCCGTAGCCGCAGCCGTTGCCGTTGCCGTCGCCGTCGCAGTAGCCGTAGCGGTAGCCGTTGCCGTTGCCGTAGCCGTTGCCGTTGCCGTCGCCGTAGTCGTAGCCGTTGCCGTCGCCGCAGCCGTTGCCGTTGCCGTCGCCGTAGTCGTAGTAGGTATTTAACAGCAACGCCGCATCACCACCCATTGTTTATGCCGATTTCAACAATAGGCGTGCAGCGAACAGTCCCGTAGGGGTCAGCAATCGTCCCACTGAGTGGGCCATTAACCAACTCGCCAAGTCCCTTTGAAGTTCCCCATCTGCGAAGGTTCTTAGCATCGGTAATGGTGACCGTTCCGTCTGAATTGGTAATGCACCTACCAACAAAGATCCATCCACGATCAGCGACAATGATGCGCAAGTCACCGATTGGCGCGCTGTGCTTTGAGATGGAATCTTTGCGGACGTACTCGACGCCGTTAAGAGTGAGGTTTGATGCTTGGATGTCCGTCATGTTATTGCTCCTGGTTCATGGCGGCGCAAAAGTCTGCGAAGCCGGTGTTGATGTCGAGGGTGATAGGTTGCGTGATGCCGTAGCGATTCTTGGCGAGATGTGCAGCAGCCGGGTACCAGTGTTGGACGAAGTTAGTGCCGCCCTTGGCCAGCTTTCGTTCCTTATCGGCACTGTCAACGGTGCGGATGTCGGTGCCAAAGTAGCCCCAGGCATCGCATTGACCGATCAGGTAGTCAGCAACGTCAACTTTACCTGACGATGAAGCGAACAGCTTAGGCTCGCTACGTAGGTAGGTTTCTGCGGAGGCAGAGGTGACTTCACGATCGACGCTGTGGCAAAGCATAATGGTTCCGATGTTGCGCTTATCGCGCATGACTCGTGCTGCATCTATTAGGCGCGGCCAATACGCTTCTAAAGCTTCGCGAAGCCCCTTGCCGTATCCGCCGCACGCCAGTTCAATTGACTTAACGTGCTCTCTTTCGCAGATGCATTTCCATATAAGCATCTCTAATACGTCCGCCGTATCTATGACAACCGTTTTGTACGGGTGTTCTTCACGTATAAGCTCCCCCATTAAAACTATAAACGAATCCCAACTGGTTATTAACGGAGAGCGCGTTACATCTAGTTGATTTGTGCCTTCCTCTAACGTTACAAAATACGGTTCTGGGGCCTTAGCTGCCCACGTAGATTTCCCCATTCCAGGCTTTCCATGAAGCCCTATGATAGGAGGCTTTTTTACCAATCCGCGTGTTGAATTTGCCAGCATGCTCATTACATACTCCTTCTAAACTCTCTGTGGAGTTTTTTTGATTCGTGTTCGTACGCTTCTGCGGCTTGCAAAAGTGTTTTATAGTAACCTACGTGCTTGCCGTTTATTTGAACTACGAAGCGCCCGTTTTCTTTTACAGACACCCCCTTTGTTTTTAGTGCGTTGTCGGCTCTTACTTTCCTGTTAATACTGTTTTGCGAAGGGGTGACTTTTCTTAGGTTTGAAAGACAGTTGTTATTGGGGTTTCCGTCAATGTGGTCTATCTCTAGCCCCTCTTCAATAGGTCCGCAACTAACCATCCACGCTATTTTATGTGCCAAAGCCCAAAAACGTACGGGTACGCCACAATCTAAAACTTGCGCTTTGAGAAGCACGTAACCGTCACTCATGCGGCCTCCGCACGGCTTTCCTAGAAAGCGAGCATCAAATACTTTTTTACCGTGAGGGGTGGGAAAGTCGCTTTCGGGACGTGCGGACCAAGTGAAACCACCGGTTGAAGGGTTATAGGTTGTGCGCTTCTGCCAAAAAGCGCAATCATAGCAGGGTTTATCTTTCATAACGGAAAGTCTAAAGCGTTTTCCCATTAGTCAAGCTCATTGGGATAACTCCATGCGGACTTCGTTGTGTAGTCCTAAATATTGTAGTTCGTAGGCGAAGGATTCGCGTTCGGTGGTGTCCATGTCGTGGACGTTAGCAGCAAGCTCAACAAGTAGTTCTAATTCGGATTGGTCAAACATTTTTGTACTCCCGCTCATAGATTTCCTTGGCTTTGCGCGCTTCCATGTCGTCAAAGAGTTCAAGGGCTTCTTGCATAGCAGCAATACGAGAGGTGGTCCAAGCGCCACTGTCGACGATGGCGGTTTCTTCGTCGAGGAGTACGGCCCTCCACATACGAATGGGGTGGCGTACAGACATCACATTTTCTACGGCGGCAATGTGATGCGACATATATTCGCGAGCATCGCGTTCGGCAGCAAGCATGTGCTCCGCTTCAATAGCTTCGCGCTCAAAGTTGGGGTGGATGGGATCAGTGAGTGTCATGGTTTCTCCGAATCATAGTTAGTGTATACGCCATCCTCAGAGCCTTGCAAGGTGTAAGTTTTTTCGCGTCCTCCGATGAGCCAGCGCACGTTCGACAGGTTCCGTACTGCGAGTGCGATGAGCGTGCTGCTCGAGTGAGTGGCTTCGCAGAGTTGGGTCGACGTCATAGGGCCGTGTTTGCGCAGGAGTTGTACGATGTGCGAGGCCAGTTCACGCCGTCTCGCGACTTGTTTTTCCTCTTTTTTGACGTGATCGATAAAATGCGGATTGTTTGTTACCGCATGCCGCATGACCCCGCCCAGATCGTTAATGGTGATTTTTCGAATGGGTTTATGTGCGTGTTGGTCCGCCAAGCGCTGTGCGTGAGCGACTTCAATGTTGATATTTTCGTATTCGAGCATGGTGGTATTTCTTTTAGTAGGTTATGGCGTCGAGGAGGATGTTGTCGTAGCTGTATAGCTCAATGAGGGTGCCGTTGAGTTCTTTCGAGACCGCTTGCGCTTCTTTGCGCCACGCTTTCCGCAGGGCTTCCCCCTCGGGAGTGTCGGAGTCCCACAAAATCGTGTCGTATTTGTTAAGTGTTTTGCTTGTCATGTGCTTCACTAAGACGGTCATTTCATCATCTCCAGTGTTCGGCTCAGCTTGATGTCGTTTTGTTGATAAAGGGATTGGTGGGTGTGGTATTGGGTCTCCGCTAGGATGCGTTCAAGCTGCCGCCCTGCTACGGCGTGAGAAAAGGAGCGTTCCGCGTGGCGCTGTGCTTTGATCCAGTGCTTATGAGCATCTCCAGCGTAGATACAGATAGCCGTGCGTAGGGCTTGGCGGATTGGTGTC